GCCAGAGGATTTAGTAAAAAAAGCAAGAGATGGGGCAGTATTGCAATTGCAAATAGTGCATCCAGATAATGGAAAAGCATTTACCGCACGAGTAATAGACCCAACAATAGAGGACTTTGAAATATGAAACTAAGATCTTATCAAAAAGAGGGCGTAGATTTTATCATATCACATAAGCATTCTTTATTAGCTGACGAGATGGGGCTCGGTAAAACCATTCAAGCAATAGGGGCTATGAATGTTTTATGTGCCACAAAAGTTCTTGTTGTTTGTCCGGCATCTGTCAAGCTAAATTGGAAAAGAGAAATACAAAATTGGATATACAATAAGCATTTAGAAATCCAAGTTGTTGGATCAGGGTCGGACATGATATCTGATAGAGTTAATATAATAATTGTGAATTATGATTTGCTTCTGAAAGATCACATACACAAACAATTGAAAAAAAGAAAATATCATATTCTTGTTTGCGATGAAGCACATTATTTAAAAAATATGGGGGCTGAAAGAACCAAAAGAGTATTGGGTAGAGGGGGAGTAGCGAGGTGTGCCAATTACAAGACGCTTTTGACTGGCACACCTGTGCTTAATAAACCAGTAGAATTATTCCCGATGCTAAGGACACTCAAGTTTCAAGCAGTAGAAGAATATTCTACGTATAAGAAATTTGCATACAGATATAATGGAGCTTATGAGGATAGCATGGGTTATACGAGACTGGGGCAACCATCTAATCTTTCAGAATTACACGAAAAAATTAAGTCATTCATGCTGAGAAGAAAGATCGCTGATGTTGAAAAAGAACTTCCTGAAGTAACTTATCAGATGATAGAGTTTCCTATCGACAGTAAAATACAAAAAGTTATTGATCACGAATATGAATTACAGGGAGAGTGCGGTGACTCAGATAATAATTCTTTTGGGCACATGGCAGTTATAAGACATGAAACTGCGTGGGCTAAATTAGGATTATGTATTAAACATATAAAAGAATTACTTGATGAGAAAGAAAAAATAATAGTGTTCGCACATCACAGAGATATTATAGAAGAGTTGAGAAATCTATTAAGTGGATTTGGTGTAAGAATATTATGGGGGGCTATGACATCAGAACAGAAGCAACAATCTGTCGATGATTTTATGACTAGAAAAGATATAAGAATTTTTATAGGACAGACACAAGCGGCAGGGCAGGGGATAGACGGTCTTCAAAAAGCATCTGATACGGTTGTTTTTGTTGAAGCGTCTTGGGTGCCCGGAGAAATAAAACAAGCTATAGGCAGACTTAGACGGATCGGACAGAAGAGTAAAAACATCTTCGCTCAATTCTTAGTAGCAGAGGGGACCATAGATGCGTCTATGATATGGTCTGTAGTATGCAAAGATAAAGCCATTCAAAAAATAACAGAGGGCCATACTGAGGAGGAGGACGCATTATGGGCGAATTTAGTTTAATAGTTTGTACAGTTTTAGGATCTATTTTTGGGATTGGGATGTGGGCTTTGTGTGTTTTCATAAAAGAAGAAAGAAAAGAAAATGATAAATGTATTAGAACCAAATAAAGAGTATACCGTAGTAGACGCGCTATGGGATCTACAACAGATTGTACGTTTGAGCGTCAAGAATAAACTAAAAAAATTGGAAATAAAAGAGTTGGAGGGGATTTATGAACGGTAGGGTAGCAAAAGAGATTAGACATAAGGCTTCTGAGTTAGCAAGAAGAAGTCAATTAAATGATCAGACATTATTTAAAAAAGTTCTAAAGAGATACTTCACAGGAAAGGAGATAACAAAAGAAGATGGAACAAAAGAAAAAGAAATTAAGACAGTTGTTAAAGAAACTTTGTATTACTCAGGCTATAGGAATACGTACAAGAACCTCAAAAAAGTATGGCAAGAATTTGGAATACTTAGGTTAAGAAAAGATTGGAGGAATTACGATGCCAATTTTCAATTATCTGTGCATTAATAATAACTGTAAGACACATATTTTTGAAGAGTACAGACACACCCCTCACAATGCAGATGTCAGCGAATGCCCTGATTGTGGAATACAGGCTACGCGTACATATGAGGGGCAGAGCATGACAAGCAGGAGGGGCAAGATAAAATCATACAGAAACGGAGACATAGTTTGGGAAGATATAGATCAAGTGCCTGTAAACCAAAGTCTCAATACAGAATTTAAAGGTAAAGAAATAGATAAAACAAAAATCGAAATCAGTTAACCAAAAACGGAGGAACACAGAAATGAGTATCGAAAAAAACATTGAAAGAATTGCAGACGCGCTAGAGAGTGTAGTAGAACAAACAGCACTACTACTAGATGCGATCACAGAACCAGAAGCACAAATGTCGGACGCAACTACTCTTCTACCAAAAACAGAAGAGAAAAAAGAAGTAGCAGTGGCACTAAAGAAAAAAAGAGCTTCAAGGAAAAAAACAGATGCAGGTGTTACAGAACCACCCGCTGAAGCACCACCTGCTGAAGAGCCACCAGTAGAAGAAACACCAAAAGATTCTGAGTATGACCAAGAAGCCCTTAAGCAATTAGGTAAAGAAGTTTATAAGAAAAAAGGTGCTGAAGCAGTTTACAAAGTTTTGCGGGACAACGGTTCAGCAAGTGCAAAAGTATTTGATTTAAAACCTGAAGTGTATAATGCTGTAGGTAAAAAACTAGAAGAAATATTAGCCGGAAAATAATCCACGCACCGAGGAGGACATTTAAACATGAAAAAGCATAGTGGTGTAGGAGCATCTTCTTCTCATAGATGGATGAACTGCCCGGGCAGTGTGGCCCTTTGTGCCAAACAGCCTGTGCAAGAGTCTTCTATTTATGCAGATGAGGGAACTGTAGCCCATGACTTAGCTGAAAAAGGATTAGTTAAAGGCATGTCGGCAGTGGAGAGATTAGAGGGAGAGTTAATATCAATACACGACAACGAAATAGAAGTAACTGAAGAAATGATTGAAGCAGTAAGGATATATGTTGACCACATAAATCAAGACTTAGAAGATTTAGGATTAAGTAGAGATGATTTGTTAGTAGAACAGAAATTTGTTTTAGATCATATCGATCCTGATGCTTATGGTAGAAATGATGCTTGCATATACGAACCTTTTGGAATATTAAAAGTATATGATTTCAAATATGGAAAAGGTATTGCTGTAGAGGTAAGGGCTAATCCCCAATTAATGTATTATGCTTCAGGTGCGGCAAAAGAAAAAGACATATCTGAAATAGAACTTGTAGTTATACAGCCCAGAGCCAATCACAGTGAGGGCCCTATAAGGCAGTGGAGAACTTCACCTGAGTATTTAGAAAAGTTTGAGGATAATTTAAAAATAGCTATTCGCAAAACAAGAGAGAAAGATGCTATCTTTAAAGAGGGGGCATGGTGTAAATTCTGTACGGGAAAATATGAGTGTTCAGCAGTGAGAAAGGCCATTATGACCGTAGCCCAAACAGACTTTGACACTATGGCACCTGCGGATCCCGCGGGATTATCAAAGGACGATCTTATTAAAGTTCTAAAATATTCTGATCTAATAAAAGATTGGGTAAAAGATGTAAACACCCACGCTTTTGATTTACTAAAACAAGGTACAGAACTACCAGGTTATAAATTGGTAAAGAAAAAAGCAAATAGAAAATGGGTAGCAGAAGAGGAGGTGGTAGCGGAGTTTGAGGATCTTTATGGTGACGAGATGTTTGTGCCACGTAAAATAAAGTCTCCGGCTCAAATGGAAAAAATTGTAGGTAAGAAAAATGTTGTTGATCTTTGTGAGATTCCTGATACAGGTTTGGTGATTGCCCCTGACTCAGATAAAAGAGAAGCAGTAAAATCAAATGCGATCGAAGACTTTAGTTAATTAAACCTTTAAAAAAAAGAAAGCGAGAAAATCATTATGTCAACAAAAATCGTAACACCAAAATTCAGAGTATCGTTCCCACATGTATTTGAACCACAGGTAAATCAAGATTCTGGCAAAAAACAATACAGTATTGTTATGTTGTTTGATCAAGATGCTGATTTATCTAAATTAAAAGCAATTGCAAAAGAGGCTAAACTTGAAAAGTGGGCAGATAAAACACCTGAAAAGTTTCAAACGCCTTTTAAGGACGGTAACTCTAAAGACTATAGTGGATACGAAGATACAATATTCGTTAATGCTAAAAGTATTAGTGGGCCAGGTATTGTGGACGAAAGCAAACAGCCTATTTTGGATAGAGAAGAATTCTATGCAGGATGTTATGCAAGAGCAACGATCACTGCATATGCTTGGACATACATGGGTAAATGCGGAGTTTCTTTTGGTTTGCAAAATCTTCAGAAACTAAATGATGGGGAACCATTTAGTGGTAAATCGAAAGCGGAAGATGACTTTGAAGCTATAGCCGTAGCAGATGAAGACGGCACTTCAGAACTTCAAACTGCTCCAGGATTGGACATATAGTTATGATAAGAGTTCATTTAGATTTTGAATCGAGATCTACTGTGGACATTTGGAAAAGTGGGGCGTGGGTGTATTCCACCCACCCCACTACCCAGATCCTTTGTCTATGCTATGCAATCGGTGAGCGTCCAGTTCAATTAATAACTAAAGATGAATTAGAATTAGGAATTATCCCTGATGATTTTTTAGAATGTATCAGAGATAAAACGATTATTTTTGTGGCACACAATGCTTTCTTTGAAAGAGTTATGTGGAAAAATATTATGGCACCAAGACATGGCCTTGCTGAAGTATCTCTTGATAGGTGGAGATGCACCGCTGCGAAAGCATGTACGTGTGGATTACCAAAAGCATTAGATAAAGTTGCTCTTGCTCTAGAACTATCACATAAAAAAGATGCCGAGGGTAAAAGAATAATGCTTAAGATGTGTAAGCCACGTAAGGCAAAAAAAAACGAGGACCCAGATATTATATATTGGCACGAGTCTGAAGAAGATTTTGAAAAATTACATAAATATTGTAAACAAGATGTTGAAGTTGAAAGAGCGGTGGATCATAAACTTCCTGAGTTAACCGCGGTGGAACAACAGATATGGATATTAGATCAAGTAATAAATGTGCGAGGTGTTCAGATAGACAGAAACGCTGTTGAAAATATTTTAAATCTTATACATGAATATGAAAAAGAGTTAACCTTAGAGGTTAATAAATTAACTAATGGCTACATAGATAAAGTTTCAAAAAGACAAAGGGTTGTAAATTGGCTTGAGGCTCAGAATGTACAGGTACCAAATCTACAAAAACAAACTGTAGAAGATTTACTTAATGCCGGGTTACCAAAAAAAGTACACAGAGTACTGGAAATAAAACAACAGTTGGGTAAAACTTCTACAGCAAAATATCAAGCTATGATGGACGCTATCGATGAGGGCAGTAGACTAAGAGATACTTTGGTTTATCATTCAGCGTCTACAGGCAGGTGGGGTGGTAAATTAGTACAGCTCCATAATCTACCAAAAGGAATCCCAGGTCTTAATACAGATACTGCTTGTGAGATCTTACAAGAGGGGGATATGATCTATGCTAAAAGTATGTATGATAATATCATGGGTACTATCTCTTCTTGCATACGTGGTATGATAATACCAAAACAGGGGTATGAGTTATTAGTAGCAGATTATGCATCTATAGAAGCAAGAGTTGTGGTGTGGTTGGCCGGAGAACAAAAAGCTATTAAGTTATTTCAAGATGCAACTAAAGATATCTATGTTGAGATGGCTAAACTTATTTTTAATAATCCTAAGTTAACTAAAAAAGATAAGACAGAGAGAAATTTAGGTAAGCAAGCTGTACTTGGTTGTGGCTACGGTATGGGGGCTGATAAGTTTAAAGATACTTGTGCAACTTTTGGAATAATAGTATCAAAAGAATTAGCAAAAAAAGCTGTTGATACTTATCGTCAAAATTACCAAGCAGTCAAAAGATTTTGGTATGCACAGGAAAATGACGCTATAAAAGCTGTTAGAGATGGTTCGTGTAATCAGTGGAAAAACACCGGTGAATTTTTGACATGTGATTTACTTTCTGGAAGAAAATTATATTATCACAGACCGAGACTTGATATGGTTCTAACTCCTTGGGGTGAAGAGAAACAAGCAGTAACTCACATGACTATTGATGCTAAAACAAAACAATATGTTCGTACAAGTACTTATGGGGGTAAGATCGTAGAGAATATAACACAAGCCACTGCACGTGACATAATGGCATGGGCTATGTGCCGATGCGAGACATATGGGTATAAACCTATTCTTACAGTGCATGATGAAATAATCGCAGAGATGCCAATTGATACTGGAAGTATTGAATTTTTTATTAAAATATTAACCGCACCTATATCCTGGGCAAAGGGATGTCCTATTGCTGCTGAGGGATGGAAAGGACAAAGGTATAAAAAGACATGAAAACTTGGAGATGTTCTGAATGTGATATACAGAAGACAACAGAGGGGGATGAGCCTGGGATGTTTTGTGTTAAGTGCAAAAACGCGATGGAGAGAATAGACTACGCGGTAGATAACATAAATCCCGACCATTATAAAGAACACCCATCGGGAGTAGAATGCATTACAATAATTGAGCATTTTAATTTTAACTTGGGAAACGCTATAAAATATATTTGGCGAGCGGGATTAAAAAAAGATGCTCTTGAAGATCTTAAAAAAGCACAGTGGTACATAAATAGAGAGATAGGGAAATTAGAAAATGGCACATAGACTAAAAGGACTGACGGTTTTTAAATGTGAAAATCCGGAATGTGATTATGGTTTTCTTATTGCAGGGATTTATGTTTTTGCACAAACATGTCCCTTGTGTAAAACCCATAAGATTTTCCCGGTAGTTACGATGAAAGATATGTTGGTCACAAAAAAGAAACTAAAATCAAATATGTTATCTAGCACATTAGATAATATTATAACAAATGCGGACTTAATATATGATTATTTTGAGGGGCAATTATAATTTAATAAATATTTAAAAATTAAAGTGAGGGGGCCGGTGGTACCCCCTTAACAGAAAGGGGTTCCGAGATGTATATCGTAGGGATAGATCCAGGAAAATCAGGAGGAGTAGCTTTTGTGTCTGTAGAAAATCCATATCATGATTTTTGGGCATGTTCAAGAACACATATGACAGAAAAAGATATTGTTGATGAATTAGGATCTCAAGCCATGAGTATTTCAAGAGTGTTTTTAGAAAAAGTACACTCGATGCCAAAGCAAGGAGTTGTTTCAGCATTTACTTTTGGTACCGATTATGGTTTTTATAAAGGAGTATTGGCGGCTCTTAAATTATCTTATGTAGAAGTCACCCCCCAGGCATGGCAAAAAGAATTAAAGTGTATGAGCAAAGGTGATAAAAATGTTACGAAGAGAAAAGCCCAACAAGTATTCCCCGCACATAAAAAAATAACTCATGCTATAGCAGATTCTTTATTGATTGCTGAATATGGTAGGATTATTTCTAAGTAAATTATCGGGGCTGTAAAAGCCCCAGTAATTTAATTCTTCATTGCTTGTTCTCCTGTTTCATCTGTAAAATCTTGCTTTTGGTATTTTGACATTTCGTATATCCTCCTTAATCTAATTTATTAAATTCAACTATTAGCTTCTCTAATTTAGAAGCGGTTC